AACGTAATGCCGCTCCAACAGGAGCCTTTACTTTACACCGCCCAAACACGCATGTGTTTCGGGTGTTATTAAGTCTTCATAGACGTCTCTATGAAAACTTCAAATGCTTCAGAAGAATTTCTGAAGGATTTGAAAACTTGGCCAGAGGACATGTCCTCTCCAAGTTTTCGCGAAATTATGTTCGCGAAATGGAGGATCACCTTTGTGAGGGGATCCCCCATGAGTACTCCCCTGTACAGGGTAAGTACTCTCCGGTCACCGTCCGACGGTTGACCGATGTCACTTAGCGGCCCAGTGGCCGTAAAGTAGACTTTTCGTGGCTGGAAGCATACTCCCATCACGATTCCTTGCAAAATGGGGGGAATCCCACATTTTAGCATCCATTTTCTAGAGATACCTCTAGCAATGGAATGGACTAGGCGATCAGTCGCCTCTTGAAAGTCCGTACTGCAGAACCAAAGGTCCTGCCAGTACTGCGTTCTATCAATATGATCATTGAATAGATCGTCAACCCTCCTGCTCCGGTCTTCGGAGAACAGGAGGTCATGCATCTCTTCCGTGGAAAAGTCCCTGAAGAGATTCCATCCGTGGTGGGATTTACCCATTCCGGATGCAGAGCTCGTGAACCCCTTCTTAAGGGGCCACGCGCATATCTTGGAGACTGTGTCTAACACAATCTTCAGACACGCATGTCCCTTGGTGACAACGCGTGCTTTGCTGGGTTCCCTCACAATGGTGAGAAGAACCTCTCTGAGCTCCTCTACAGGTGTGTAGAGGACCTCATCGAGACAGGCATGGAATATGGCTGTCCCGATACTCTCGAAATCGTTCTTATTACGATATTCGAGCACTGTTCCAGTGTCCATGTCCCGAATGGGAATGGGCATCTCGTCATACTTGAGCATTAGCTCAAGTATGGCTTGGGCGGTACCGCCCTCCTTCCTGGTGGATTCCCAACAGGCAGAACCTGTGACTGTGACACGAGCTTTCGTGTCCAGTCCTGAAAAGACATGGTCCGGCAAATCCCGGATTATGTCATCAAACGCCGCAAAGACCAATGCTTTGCGCGTTTCAGATATCTCTGGTGGCTGTTCTGAGACAGACATCAGGAACTTCCTCTTGCTTCGTAAAACGACAAGAGGAGGTGGTGTCCCAGCACCTCTGGTCTGGGACAGGGTTCCTGCAAGGTATAACCTTGAGAATCCCTCATGCTTCACCGCCCTGCTCCAAGCAGGCCGGAGGAACGACGATATCCACCTGGGGACATCGTCGAGTTGCGACATTCCTGTCGCCGGTTCATCCAAGTGTATAACTTGTTTGAACAACTTACGGGATCTCTTGAGATCCTCGTAGTGTGTAACCTGCTCATCCAGTGAATAGCGGGTTAGCTCACCGTCGAAGAATTCGTCGGTAAGCAGAACTGATATCGCTTGCACGATAAACAGATCATATTTCTCCCATGTCCATACCTCCTCGGGGTAGGACAGGAACCGCTGTAGGAATAGTCCGTCAGCGGTTTTCAGTACCTCCAGTAGCCTTTGGGCTCTGTAGGTCTTATGCCGAGTCGCAGAGTAGTCTGCGAACTTGGAAACCTCGTCCTGTGTCCACACAGGATCGTGTTTTCCTCTTACGAAGAATGAGATTCTTCGGAAGAGTGTATTGGCGAAGTTCCTTAGAGGATCCTCGCCTTTCGCCGAATGGCGCGCCCGCTGGAGCCTATGGCCCCAGTGGGTGTGACGAAAGAGAAGAGTCATCTTCTCTTCGTGATTCGTGATCTGGGTAAACCAGGTCACGTTCTTACGGTCAGAGCCGACTAGGTCGGGTCTGATCTTATCCTGGAGCCGGTGGCAACCACCGGGCCAGACGTTTATTAAAGGTTTTCGCTCGCAGTACTGCGACGCGAAAACATAACCTGCGAGTACCTTAAATGGGTCCTCGTAGATGTCCCTGCTGTCGATCTCATCGACGCTGGGAATATCCTCTTCTAGATCTCCCTCAGGAGCTAAGAAGTTGCTGTCATCGTGCCAGTGCTCGAGGACAGACTTTTCTCCCTTTCCACCCGAATCGGTGGAGGGAAACAGGAAACCGTCCTCCATGAGGAAAGGTTTCACTTTCTTCGATAGCCCACCTGAGGCTTTTCGAAGAGTAAGACAACTTGGTATCTGCTTCAGATACAAGCTGTGGGTCCCGTGGACATAGTCCTCGAGGCCCTTCGGTACGACATTCGTCCTAGAACGACGGTCGTAATACAACCTACATTCCTCAATGGAGGAGTAGGCGTAAGATGAATGGATCACATGATAGTGATCAAGTTTCATTTACCTAGTTGCTGCCGAAGTGCAGATAATTTAGG